ATTTTCTGATATAATTAACAATGACGAGAGGAAATTAAATGTCATTTACAGATCTAAAAATTACAGAATTAAAAAAAGCAGCAGACTCATTTGGCGTTGAGCTAGGAGATGCAAAAACAAAGCAGGAAATAGTAGCACTTTTAGAAGAAGAAGGAATTACATTTCAAATGTATGACAAGTTTACTAATGTTGAAAAAGTAGACGTTAAGGTACCAGAGAAAAAGGAAAAGAAAGTAATGAATAAAGAAAATTCAGTTCTTGTAAAGATGGAAAGAGGAAATTCTTCATACCAATCACAAGGATACACATTTACAGCTACACACCCTTTTGTTGCAATGTCAGAATCAGACGCACAGCGTATTTTTGATGTTGAAGAGGGTTTTCGCCTTGCCACTCCAAGAGAAGCGCAAGAGTTCTACGCATAACGGAGGCAATTTAATTGCAAGATATAATTAAGGGAAGTCAGGAAAAGATACACTTAAATGTCATAGTTGATGGTGTTGAAGTTCAAGCTGATCAGTTACCAAGGGTGAGCGTATATGATGCAGATAATGATGCACAGCCACTCGTAGGTTTTTCAAATAATATAACTGACGAGGAGCCAGAAGGATTATACTCTTATTGGTTAAACCCTTCCCTTACTAATATCCAAAGAGTTTTAAAGGTTGTATGGACCTACGAGGTAAACGGAGTCGAGTTCAATCAAGAGCAGTTCTATAGAGTAAGCACTGTTTATGCAACAATAAGCGATATTATAGATTTCTTAGGCTTTGGAGCAACACCATACGAACTAAACTATCAAAGCCCTGAAAAAATAGGAAATGCTGAAAAATTAGCAAGAACCATTATTGAAGGATATACAAATCAATCTTTTTATCAGAGATATGATTCACAGGAAGCTTTTGGAGTGGGATCAGATGCCATAGAATTGGTAGAAAGAATGCTCACCCTTGACAAGGTTTGGGAAAACGATATTCTTGTAATTGATAATACAGTTGATCCAAAAATTAATACATTCGGATTCGCTTTAGAAATAAGCCCTACTGGGAAAGCAGTAAGAATAGTAAATGCAGGTTGGGATGTAAGATACGACAATCAAGTAGACCCACTAGTTCTTTATTATGGAAGATTTAGAGCGGGAACCAGATATAAATTTCAAGGTGATATTGGATACAAGTATGTTCCAGAAGACATTAAGTTAGCAGCTATGCTACTAGTAGGAGATATTCTTGCTAATGACTTTAACTGGAGAAACAAGTATTTAAGTAAAGTTGATCTTTCAGAAATTTCATTTGAAATGGCAGGAGGAGCATTTAACGGAACTGGTAATGTTACCGTAGATAATATATTGGACCAATACCGTAACGTTAATATTGTAATCATTTAATGTTTAATTCATCAATCATTGCATCTATTATGAACATGACAATGGATGTTCAAATGCAACAAAATGTACAAGATCCAGATACGGGAGCTATTTCTCGTGAATGGGTTTATGAAAAAACTATACAATGTAAAGTTGAGCCAATTAAAGCAAGGGGAACTAATACCCGTGGCGACAACAAGATATTTACTGCTGGAGATAAAACAAAAGCGGGATATGATGAAAACTTACAATTAAAGATCAAATGCCTAGAGCTTTTAAGTAAGCGATGGAGAATAGGTAATATTAGATCAAGTGATGGAAGATCTGTATTTGTTGAAATTGATAGATACGGTCAACCAGATACTATATTTGAGATATCAGCTTCTCACGCTGTTTTAGACCCTTTTGGCAAAATATCTTATTATGAAGCCACAGTTCATAGGGTACCAGTACAAACAGATGATAAAACTATCAATTGATTCAAATAGTTTAAAAACACTTCAAAATGAATTGTCCATGAAAGTGGAATCAATTGGTGTTATGACAAAACCACAATATCTTGAAAAAGTTGCTGAAGCAGCATTTGTTATATTGGGTGAAAGATTTATGCTTGCTACAGATAGATATGCTGTTCAAAATCCTAAAAAAATGCACCATGTCTATGAATGGAATCAAATAGGAAATCCTACAGCTAGGTTATTTATTATACAGAGAACGTCAATACTTGGTGGCAATCTTGTAAATGAGCCAAGGTTTTTATTCTCAAAGGTTCCCGTCCCAGTTAATCCAGAACTCCTAATACCTGGAAAGACTGGCAAATATGTAACATCAAAAAATATATTTAGAAATAAAGCACAGGTTATGGAAAATAATCTTCCAATATCATATCAGGCAAACAAAGCTTTAGCTTTTATGGGATATGACGGAATTAAATTTATAAGACCAGGAACTGTGGTACATATAAACAACCCTGGCGGGGTAGCAACAAAGAACGCATTTAGCCAATGGATGTTAGATTGGTATAATAGGAATGCACAATTAATTATGGACTCATCTGGACTTTATGAGAAAATAGTAGATGATGCAAGTAAAGTATTAAGTAAAAATAGTTCTACTTCTACAGATGTGTTAAGATCTATGACAAACTTGATAAACAATATATCTCGTGGAAAGGCGGAAATTAGATGACAGATTATGCTTATGTAGCATCCTACGATGTGCGTAAAATGCTTTTAAATGAACTTCAGAGCCACAATCTATATGATCCTAACGATTACTATGCAGATGGCTTCGTAGACCCTTTAGAGCCTGTTATACCCGCCCAACAGGTGCCAGAATTCAATAACCTATTGCCTGGAAAAACTTACATAATCTACGATATTATTCAAAGGCATACAGGTGTTCAATGGTGGATGTCAGAAGAAACCATAACCTTTGATGTAACCTCAAGAAGCCAGACTGAAATTCAAACAATTATAAACTTCATAACAGACCTATTTAGAAGATTTGACTTGGCAGCCCAAGATGTTAATTTGACCCTGATCCCAAGAAGCCCTTATATTTATCATTACTTTAGACTAGAGTCAGCAGATCCAGTCCAAGCCTTTCAAGATGAAGGCGGGTTCATGAGTGGCCTAATTTCCATAACATATGGATATACCAGAGAAGTAGATAGTACCACGGGAAGATATTTATAAATTTGTCTTATTCCTCAATAATGCTATCATTTACATGAGGAAGTAAATTGTCACTTTTTTAATTTAAATTAAATAAGGTGGTGAAAAATAAAAAATGGCTACAAGTACTAGAAACGTTATCGTTGGTGCAGCAAACCTATTCATTTCAAATAAGAATGGTGCTAATCGTCCAACAACAAAGTCTTCAGATATTTCAGCTCTACTAGCAAAGTCTGGTGGAAATCAAGTATCAGCTCGTACAAATATTAACGCAGCAGTAGATGGCTCAGGTGCAAAAGCTTTCCGTGAGGTAGGTTTTACATCAACAGGTATGGAGATCTCATACGAACCAAATTATGGTGAAGTTATGGTTGATCAACTTCTTGATGCTGCTCGTCTATTCAAGCAAACACTTAAGGTTATTCTTAAGACAGAACTCGTAGAGGCAACTCTTGAGAATCTTACAACTTCATGGGGTCAATCTGATTTCTACATTGATTCAAATGGAAACCCAGTTTGGTCACTAACATCAAATTCAACAGGTTCTGTTGCAGCAGGTGCAACTAACACAGCAGTCCTTAATATGGCTGCAGGTGCAGTTGGAGACACTCCAGTAGAGCGTGTCCTAATTGCAGTTGGTTCAGCTCCACGCACAGCTGGTGGAATTTACGATGCAAAGAATGATGCGGATGTTACAGGAAACAATTCAGATGTTAGACAAAAAGAGCGTGTATATATTGCACGTCGTGTTGTTAACATTGATACTACTGCTCACGGTTTAAAGCGTGATGCAGCAACAGTATTCCCAGTAAACTTCCGTTGCTTGCCTGACGACACACAGTCAGAATATGCAGGTTCAGAATACGGTGTAATTATTGACCGTGTTTGGGGAACTTACTAAAATATCTTCAAAAAAACTTAATATAGATTTCAGGTCCCCGTCAGAAATGGCGGGGTCTTGAGTTTGTTTATACTTATAATATTGGTATAATTTATTAGACAAAAGGAGTCATTTAATGGCAACAACAGTATATGATGTAGTAGAAATTGAATTATCAAATGGTGAAACCCTCACCATCAAACCCCTTCCAATTAAGCAATTAAAGAAGTTTATGGAAGTTATTAAGAAGATGGAATCAGCAGATACAGATACAGAAGATTCCGCAATGAACGTATTTATAGAAGCAGCAATGATCTGCCTAGAAGCATTTAATAAGCCAGAGTTATCAACAAATAAAGATAAATTTGAAGAAGTAATTGAAGTCCCTACGATGATGAAGATTCTTGAAGTTGCGGGAGGGTTAAAATTTGACGACCCAAACCTTCTAGGAGCGGCACTAGTTGGGACGAACTAGACCTTAGCTCCCTTGAGTCCGAAGCTTTCTTGCTTGGTCATTGGAAAAACTTTGATGAGTTAGAAAGCAACCTTTCTATTGATGAACTTATGGCAGTCATAAAAGCATCAAGAGAAAAAGAAAATCGTAACAACAAGTTTCTTGCTGCTATCAACGGCGTAGACCTAGAAGAAAGTAGCGAAGAAACAGTCACACAAGACATAAAAAGCTTGCGTGGTTTCCAAGCTAATAACGAGGGATTCGGAATTGGTGCAGGAGTGGGAATCATGGAACTTGGGGGTTGATGAATGGCAAGAGTAGAACTTAATATAGTTGCACTCGGTGATTTCACCAGTGTAAATACTCAAATTGCAAATTTAAAAACCCAGGTAGAATTATTAAATAAAAGCTTAGTTGGCGTAGGAATAAGTTCAAATCTTTCAAAGCAATTGCAAGAGGCAAATTCTGCTTTCAAAGCAACAATGCTTTCAACTGGACAATTTACTGCGTCAACAGTTACATTAAAATCTGAAACTGAAAAATTTGGTGCTGCTTTATCAACAGGCAAATTAAAGCTTGGCGAATATTTTAAAATAATTAAAGCAGGAACAGCAAGTGCAACTGCTGAAATGAAAGCACTTGCTATAGAGCAAACAAAGCTACAAAACTCTATGGTTATGTCAGACCCTACAAAACAAGGGGTCATGTCTGTATTCACACCAACAAAAATTAATGAAGTTGCAAATGCAACTAAAATTGCTGCTAATATGCAGAATGTCTACAATATTGCCGTAGATAAAGGAACAGAATCTTTAATTAAATGGGGTAAGAATACCCAATGGGCAGGTCGTCAATTAACAGTAGGTATGACTGTACCGCTAACAATATTTGGAACAACCGCCGTACAAACATTTCAACAGGTAAATGATGAACTTGTAAGACTACAAAAAGTTTACGGAACTGGATTGCAACAGCCAACACAGCAAACTCTTGATGCAATTAAGTCTCAAGTTTTAGGTCTGTCAAAAGAACTAGCATCAAGTATGGGTATAGCAGCAAAAGATACTGCAGCAATGGCTGCTGATTTAGCTGCAACAGGTAAGCAAGGAAACGATCTACTTGTAGCAACAAGAGAAGCAATGAGATTAACTAAGTTGGGTGAAATGAGTACCCAAGATGCTATGCAAACAACAATTTCTCTTCAAAATGTATACAAGTTAAGCACAGACCAATTGTCTGGTGCGGTTAACTTTCTTAACGCAGTTGAAAACCAAACATCAACAAGCTTGCAAGATTTAGCAGCAGGTATTCCAAAGGTTGGACCAATTGTTCAGCAACTAGGTGGTTCTTTTAAAGATACTGCCGTTATGATGGTTGCTATGAAAGAAGCGGGTGTTCCAGCAGCACAATCTGCAAACGCAATTAAATCAGCACTAGCATCATTAATTAATCCAACAAAAGCAGCAAAGGAAGCTTTTGCAGCATATAATATTAATTTAGGAGCAATTGCAACAACAACCAAGGGTAATCCTATCCAAATGATTGAAATGTTGCAAAAATCATTAAATGGCTTGCAACCACTTCAACAAGCACAATTAATTGAAAAGCTTTTTGGAAAGTTTCAAGAAGCCAGAATTCAAGCACTTATTACAAACCTGGGTGCAGTAAATAGTCAGACAAAGCAAGCATTTGATTTAGCACAAGCTACCGATCAACAACTATCTGGAATTGCTGCAGGCGAATTAAAAACCGCCACAGAATCCACTACTGGAAAATTTAAAAGAGCAATAGAAACAATGAAGGCAGATCTTCTACCAGTTGGAGAAAAGATTATGCAGATTGCTACAACACTTCTTAATTTTGGAAATAGTGTTGCTAAAGTATTTAGTGGGCTTCCAGGACCAGTAAAAGCAGTCATGGGATTTGTTGCAGCAGGAGTTGCATTATCAGGACCATTAATTATGTTTACTGGTGTGTTGGCAAACTTTGTAGGATATTTAATGAAGGGTGTATTTTCTCTTGCATCTTTGTTTAAGGGTACAAAATCATTTGGAGAATTATTTACTCCAGAAATAATTGCTTCTCAAAATGCAGCACAATTATTCAGCAATAAGATTATGGAAGATGAATCAGCAGTATCACTTTTAAATAAAGCTGTTCAAGAACTTACAGTAAGTCTTCAAGGTATGTCGTCAGCAATGGTTGCTTCAAGTACAACAAATTTTGCAGAAAAAATAATTGCAGCAGAAGCAGGATTAGCTGGAGGCAAAATACCATTTAAAGCGCCAGGCATGGCATCTGGAGGAATCGTACCAGGAACTGGAAATTCAGATTCTTATCCTGCAATGTTAACTCCAGGAGAAATGGTTGTTCCTAAAGAGGAAACGAGAAAGTATGGCTCATTTTTATCTGCAATAATAAATGGAAATTTACCAGGATATAAAACTGGAAATAATGAATATAAATCAGTATTAACACACGCAGGTGCACCAATAGACCCTGCATCAGAAGAGGGAATGGCTCTTTTAGAGAAAAGACCCGAACTAGCATCAGCAGTTAAAAGATACGGCGATAGGATGAAAATCCTTAGTTTGCTTACTTCAAGATTGCCACAATCTGTAAATAAAGCAATGGATACAGAAGAAGAGGGCAAAGGAGCAACAATTAATGATTTTGAAAAAGGTTGGCAATCTCAAAAACCATTAAGATTCCTAGACTCATTAAGAAAATCTGGCATGTCTCATGAAGAATCAAAAACACCAGAAATGATAGAATCTCAAAAGAAGTTTGATGCAGAAATTTTAAAAAGAGTTTTACAGCTTAAAGAACAAAACAAATTAGGCGGAGAAACAACAATAAATGATAAAAAGTATTATGAAATAGTAAAAGATACAATAAATCATTTTAAAAATTTAAACGGATCAGAAAAAAGACTAGGGGAAGTTCTAGATCAAGCATCTAAAACATATGGAGGCTATAGAACAGAATTTAGTAAAACAGAAATTCAGGATATGAGAAAGAACGAGGGTGCTTATATTCCTGAAAACAGAAAGACAATTATAAAAGATAAGTATGGTTTCTCAATAGGTCAAGCATACAAAGGCGCTAGTGAAAAAGGATTATCTGTAAATAGTTATGGATATACAAAGGGAAGCAAATCTCTTGAAGAAATTGATCAAGTAAGAAATATTGCAGCACAAAAAGAAGAAGTTTTTGCAAATCAATTAAATGTTGCATCTCAATCACAATCTCCATCTAAGGCAACGGCAAAAGCTGCACAAAATATGGTTGATGGAGTTACAGTAACTCTTAAAGAAGGCGCACAAAAAACTAAAATTGCTGCAGAAGAAATTGCAGCAGCAGGTCAAAGTTGGGTTCCTAAAGCCGAAGGCCCATTAATGGAAAATGGATCATTTGTAAAGAACCCAGGAATATTAGGTAGAGTAAAGGGCAGACTAGTAAATTCTGAAGGAAACCTATCAATGGGTGCAAAAATGGGTGGATCTATGGCACTCATGATGGGTGGACAAGCAATTGAATCCATGCTTCCTAAAGGTGGGGTGGCATCTTCATTGCTTGGAAGTGCTTCTTCAATGGGCGGAATGGGAATGATGTTTGGTCCTTGGGGAGCAGCAGCGGGAGCAGCATTAGGTTTAGTTACTGGCGGTATTGGCGCTTTAATGAAGGCGGAAAAAGAACACGAAGCTACAGTAAAAGCATCATTTACCGCTTCAACAGATGCAATTAATTTATTTGGTGGAACTGTAATTGCTAAAAATACTAGCGTAATTACATTTAATGATTCCCTAAAAGGAACTGGTGCAGATGCAATTGCAGCAAAAAGCGGAATAGATCAATTAGTTGATTCTATTTCTAAGTTGCCTAAAGAAGATCCAGTTAAAAAAACAGCAGAAGCAATTAAAGGATACAGCGATAAATCAACTATAGGTACGTTGCAACAACAAGCTGCCTCCATGGTTGCTGGAGGAATGGATCCTGCAAAAGTTAAAGACATGGTTACTGCAATGCTTCAATATGCAGGTAAAAGCAATTTAACTGCAACAGCATTAAAGCAAATATTACCAGCCACAAAAGATGTGGCTACCGCACAAGAAACATTAACTAAAAAATTAGTAGCAGCAGCAGATCCAATAAAAACAAATGGCGCATATTCAGTATACCTAGGAGAATCTTATAAAGATTTAGGTCCAAAGTTGCAAAATGTTGCATCGCATATGGCTGATCTTGCTATTCAAGCAGCATCAAATAGTACATCTTCTAAAGATTCTACAGCAGCCATAAAAGCACTAGGCGCAACAGGATACGATTCTGGACAACAACTAGCAATGCTTGTTGCTGGACTTAAAAATGCAGACCAATCACAATTAGCAGACCGCATGGTTAAAATTAACTCTGCAACAAAAGATCTTGGAGTATCCCTTAAAATTGCAAAAATTGCAGCAGCGGGACTATTAGCAAATCAAACAGTAAAAGTTGATGGAAAGACTGTTAATCTTGACACTCCAAATGGATGGAGATATCTACAAGAGCATCCAGAAATTCTAAAGAACTATCTAGACCAACTAGATAAAGCAAATAAAAAGAAAGCAGATGTTACTGGCTCAACACCACCAACAACACTACCAGGCGTGGATGCAGTAGATCCATCAGTAGCTCTTCAAAAGAAATATAAGACTTTACTTGAAGATGTTCAAAAGAGATTAGATAAAGAAAAAGCAATTCAAGCATCAATGGATGCTCAAAATAATGCTGCACAACATGCAATTGATTATGCAACACAAATGACTGATCTTCAAAATCAAATTAAGCAAAAGATTGCAACAGGTGATTACCTAGGTGCAAATCTATTAAATCAACAATCATTAGGCGTAACTGATAAATACAATATGCAAGCAATTTCAGATCAAAATAAACAAAAAATTGATGCTTTAAATGAAATGTTGCAAAGTGCTCAATCTCAAATTGCAAATGGAAAAGATTTAACTGCTGCACAGGTTAAAAGTTTAAAAACCTACAACCCAACGCTCGGAACATATAATGTAGGTTCAGTTAATGTTCCAGCAGCTACTACATATGGAACTGCTTCACAAATGGGAACTACACAAACAAACAATAACAGCCCTACCTTTAATCTAGTATTTAATGGAGCAGATCCAAAAGCTAATTGGGAATATTTCCAAAGTCAGCTTAAGATATATAATGGTAAATATGGCACCAACTATGCCATTGGGGGTAAATAAATGGCACATATGATTAATTCGGGATTAGCCGTATCTGTGGATAATGGAACTACTTGGTATAACTTAACTGACGATAATCGTCAACCTATAAAGATAACCTTTGAAGTTATTGAAAAAACTAACCGTATGGCAGACGGACAACTACGTAGATATGTTATTGCAAGAAAACATAAGTTATCCACATCTTGGCAAATGGTAGCAAGTAAAACTGCATTAACTTCAGATTTAGGAAAAGCTGGAGCCTGGATGCAATCATTTTATGAGGCAAATGTATTTACCCCAGTTCTTGTAAAGCTTACAAGTTCTCAAATAAATCCTGTAACAGAGCTGGTAGCTGGACAAGTTCCAGATGAAGATACATATTACAAATCTGCAAAAGAAGTTGTTGCAGACAGATATACAACTTATATAACAAATTTTGACTATGAGGTAGTAAAAAGAAACAGAGAATATGACTTGGTAAATATCAACATAGAATTTACGGAGGTCTAATGTTAGGTAATCAAGCCACTAAACAATATTTTGCTACAGGAAGTTCTCATTATGTAACCCCGTCCGTTTCTGCAGAATGGAACTATAATCTTTTTTATAACCCATATATTACATTTTGTGGCACAGGAACAAACCTTTCATCTTATTTGTCTTGGACATGGACAACAGCTCCAACTCAAGTTGCAAGTGCAGGTAAAAATGGTAAAACAGCCCTAAGATTTGGCGGGGTAGATTCAGATGGTCATGGTACAACTAAAACTACAATAACATTACCAACATCAGGAAGTAATACTTATAAGGTAGTATTCTACGCTAAAGTAGAGCAACAGGTAGAAGTAAATTTAACTGCATTAACATACCTAGATTTTCATAGATCAAATTCATCATCTCAGGTAATTGATGGAACTCAATGGGTTAAATTTGAAGTATTTATAAGCTCTTTGCCTTCAGATACAGCATATAACCAATTTGATCTCTCTATAGATTATACTGCATCAGATAATTCATCTTCATTTACAATTTTAATTGATGATATTCAGATTTATCAAACTACATCATTTGATTATCTTTATGGAAATTTATGGCCTACAGAAGCACCATTTGGATATTTTAGGCCAGGAGAAAGCTATGTTCCATCGGGAAACTCTTTAACCCCGCTACCATCTAATTTTAGAAAGATTAATTATAGTTTTCCAGCAACCAAATGGAATAATCAATCAATGCCTACAAGCCCAGTAGTATATCAACCAAGACTGCTAGGATTAGCAGGAGGAAACCCGTTATTTAAAAACGGAGTATTAGCAGACTTTACACAATATAAATATTTTGTTTCAGATCAAACAACAAAATCTCTAGGTGCAATTTATGAAGTCCAGCTTGATGTTAATAAAATTGTTTTAAAGTTTAATACAGTTTATTCAACCCCAAGTTTATCCGTAACTTTAACAAATACTTCTACAAACTTATCAACATCAGTAACGATTAATTCTTCTGATATATCTTCCGCAGGCGTATGTATTATTTATAGGCAATCAAACGGAACATGGTCAACCTCTCCATGGACAACCATGCCAACATTTGACCTATCTGGGAATATCACTAATTCTCAAAAAATAGATAAAATTGTTGTTACCCAAACAAACGCAACCATAAATTCAAACTATACATCTTCATCAGCAGCAGCCCAACTTGATATGAAGAGAATGCAAGTTATAGAGATATCCCCAAGACTAGAACTTGATTTAACATATTTTACCATGTCCGTAGAGTCAACAGTTGAATTAGACAACAAACAAAACCCATTGCCAATTTCAGCTATTTCATCTAACAATGCAACCGTACATTTGTCTAACGTCCCGCTATCAGTTTCTAACAATGTATTAAGTTTGTTTTCAAACAATTCAAGTAGCTCACCATTAAAGGGTCTATTTAAAAAGAACGTAAAGTTTTACATAAACTATATAGTTAGAGATTCATATAATGGATCTAATGGTCTTCCAGAGACCGCTTCAAACAAAGTAATCCCTGGCGGAGTGTTTTATGCAGAAGAATGGCAAGGGCAAGACATTGAAAAAACTCAAGTAGTTTGCTATGACATATCAAAGCAACTTCAATTAAGATCTCCTACCGATTATGTATCTCAAAACCAAGATGTATTTAATGTTGTCTCCAATATTTTAGATTTTGCGGGATTTACAGACTACGATTACGACAGCCTTAGAACTGTTACAAAAGATATAATTGCTCCATTTTTCTATGCAGATGGTCTACAACAAAAAGTCTGGGACGTATTAAGAGAAGTATTTGAAGCCTATCAAATAGGTGCATATATTGATTCTTATGGCGTCATGAAGTTTTTAAACTTAAAAACAATTCTTTCAAATAAAACACCAACAATGGTTTTACACGACTCACCTCGAGCTGATTCATCTTCAGTTCCTGGACTTTCAATTACAAGCAATATAGTCCAAGATACCTATACTGAAACCGTAAAGGTTAAGATTGGTAAGGCTACAGTAAAATATAGAATTCCACAAGCAAGCAAAACTCTTTCTGCAAATGGCTCAGGCGGTTTTGGAACAGCATTGGCTACAAATATTATTGATAAAAATGATGCTTTGTGGACCCTTGATAAAAATGATATGGCTACATTTAATTATTTATATAGTGATATTTCAACAGTTTCTCAAAATTTCTTTACAATCAACCCACAAGATTTATTAAGCGTATTTCATTCATTCAATGTAGGGCATGATGCTTTTGCAATTATTGAAGGAGAAATTGTAAGCTTTACTGATAAAGAATTTCAATTTGATGTAACTCCAGGATCTATATCTCCATCAACACCAGTAAGTAGATATACGGCAATAGTCCATGATGAATCTGACCTAAAAAGAGCGATAGCTGAATATTCATCAAAATCTGGATATGGCGGTGCCGTAACTTATCTGCCAACTGGAAAGATTTGCAATGTTCAAAGAGGGTTATTTAACACCCCCGTTAGAACACACATAGTGGTTGACTCTTTAACTAAATTAAATCAAAAAATGACAACTGTACAAGGAAATGTAAATGGAATTTCAGACGGAGCAATCTATCTAGATGCAGCATATCACCAAGGAAGAAGTTTGCTTAAACCAGCAAACGAAACCAGCAACGGGTATAATACTTTTTCTACAAAAATTAGAATGGGTTCACATTCAGATAGCAATGTTGCAGTAGGTGTTGGTGGCGGGTTAATAATGAATATTGGTGATTCTCAAATCAATGTTGAATTGTACCAACAATCACAAGGAGTATATTGGTTAAGTGTTTATCGTGGTATTTTAAATACAGATAATAGCAGCCTACTTGGGGATGATAAGTGGATTGATGTAACATCACTCATAGAGTCAGAATATCAAAAATATCCAACGGATTCTCCATTTGAAGAATTTGGCAAGATTGTAAATCTAAAATTTGTAAAAACATCATCATCTTCATTTGAAGTGTATATTAATAAGAATAAAGTTCCAGTAAAGGTTAAGGCAGGAATTAATCTTGATGTATCGGGTGATTTTGGTATATATGCATATTCAGATCAAGGATCGTCATCTTCCCTAGGATTTACAGAGTTATATGCAACCCAAATGGTTTTAAATACAACAGACAATTATTACCACTATGAAACACCAGTTTTTGCAAATACAATAGCATCTGGGCATAAGTTTATGGACATCAACTATATGTTCCAGGTAAGACCACAAATAGTTGGAATAAACTATTATGATGTAAGATATAGTACTGCTCCTTCAGTTACCGCCTACCCATTAAAAGTTTCAGGTCAATGGTGGTACTATTCAGATCCTATTAACAATAAAACAAAGTTAAGCAAAGTAAATATTAATGAAAATGCATTAAACTATTCGGATATATATCACTCAGGCTTTGGCGGAAAAGTTGCAGTAATCAATAGTTCTCCCGCAGCAATTTGGTTAAAAAAATCTCCTGACTCTATTAACCCAGTAGATTTAATGTTTTCAATTAATACAAAAGACTTAGTGGTGTTAAGTGATGAATATTCAATAGAAAGAGTATTTGATCAGATTAATTCAACCGAATCTATAGAAATTAGAACTAATTGGATGCAGTCTAAAAAAGCTGCCATAGATGTTTTAAATACGGTATACAAGGCCATAGACGGATTTAGCCGAGATACAAGTATATCTGTTTATGGAAATCCACTATATGAAATTGGAGATGTAGTTAAAATTAATTATTCATTAAAAAATATAATTAATCAAACATACTTTGTTCAAGGAATTCAGCAAGTCTTTGATTCAGGATTAAAAACAGTATTAATTTTAAATCAGATAGCTTAAAATTTGTTAAAATGATATAATAAGGAGGGAGAAATATGTCAGGTAATCAAAACAGTTATAGCACAAGAACGCCAAGTGGCGTTGCTGCTTCTGTTCAAAAACGACGTACCCTTTACTTAGCCGAATCAGACCCAAGAGTTAAAGGCGGAAGTGTCACTAAGTATCAAAATGATTACTATGCTGACATTAAAGTACTTTCTGACTCAGACTATGTTCAACTATTAAAATCTCAAATAGGTTTATCCTTCACCGCAGAAGGAGATCCAATTGCAATAACAGATGTAGGTGCAGAAGTATCTACACTACATCCACCAACAAATTTTTCAGTAACTTATGAAACAGTAAATAATAATGGCGTTAGCTCTGTTACCGCAACAATTAATTTTGACGCAGCCGTTGACAGCGCTTTTCAAGATGGAGAGTCATTAAGTTATGGATATACAACCCCAACCCTAGTACCAGCAGCATCTGCAGCAGCATCTACATTAGGCGCAAGCGCATTAAAGCCAATAGACACAGCAACAATTACATTTCCTTATCATAGCTCAGGTCATCTTGCAATAAAGTGGAAGGGTTATTCAGACGCAATAGCGTACCTAGTAACAGTAACTGCTAAAACTGGAAACCTTTTTACAATTAATTCAAGTGGTACCCACGTTTTAAGTAAAACAAAAAAGGTAAATTATCCAAAAATTTCTTCAAAAATGGATGCAAGTGGTATGATTGTATTTACAGTTCCTTCACCAGTCACTCTTTATACTTTCTCTGGAGAGTATGATTTTAGCATTCAAGTAGTATATGCAAAAGGAACTTCAGCAGCAAAAGGGGGTAAAACAACAATTGTTTAAAGGAACTTATGTATTTAAGCAAAACGGCAAAGAAATAGGCCGTTCTCAAAATCTTATTACTACAAATGGTAGAAAAACAATTTTGCAATACCTGGCGGGAGTAAGACAAAATTGGGCTTCAGATATGTCAATAGGAGCAATATCAACAACACCAACATCTAATGATGTAGAATTAAACTTTGAAACATTAAGGTTTCCAGTAAATTTAAAAACTTATTCTCCAGCAGCTAATGGAAATCCAGATTTAATAATTGTTCGTGCAACAGTTCCTGCAAATATATACGCTAATATATATGAAATTGGGTTATATGCAGATACAAAAAATAGCAATGCTGCAATTAGGAATAATTCTATTTTAGTTGATTTTTCAAATATATCCAGTTGGACAGCTTTGGCTGGAGAAGTTAATCTTGTGGAGTTTACACCACAAGCAGATAATTCGCCAAGAATTGGTCCATACGCAGTTCAATTAAATTCAGATACAAATTATACAAACAGTTCGTATTCTTTTAGTTTACAAAATTATAGTGATGTTGATACATTAAAACTTCTTGCCTATAATACGGCTGCTGGAAATCTAACAGTAACTTTAACAGACATTTCTGGTTCATCAACATCTTACACTTATACACTAACTGATAATGTAGATTATCAAGTTTTATCAGTACCATTCAATGCAACCGATAAATTTTTAAATACAATAAGTACTGTATCTTTAACTACAGATTCATCTGCAGTAGTCACTATTGATTGTATTAAAGCTTCAACAACTGCAGAACTTGCACAAGATGACTATATAGTTAGTAAATCAGTGCTAGACGTACCTATTGCAAAAATATTTAATGTCCCACTAGATATTGAATATTACGTTGAATTATTATAGTTTGGAGGTGCTAAATGCCAAGTATAAAGGTTGAAAATTTACAACCAGGTCAAAACTATCAAGT